TTTGAATGAATGTGGTTAATTCGGATATAATCTCATAATCTTGGAATATTATTTTATCTGCTTCAATTAAAGTTTTTAAATTAAGAGATCCAACCTTTTTGACAGTCTTGGACATCTTAACTCCAAGTTGAGTTTTCTTACCAGAGAATCCTTGACCTACAACTTGACCTGCTCTACCTCTCATTGAACACATAAGAAGGTTTTCATATTCAAAATCAAAGTTTAGAATAGATGCAACCTGATCTCCTATATCATTTACCTCACACATTATAAATGCTTGGTTATAATTCTTTGCAACTTCCCAAATAACATTAGGGAATAGCATTGGTTTAATTTCATTATTTCTATACTTTGCTACAACCCTATGAGGGAACTCTGTAATATCTACAACAACAAAAGCAGAATAGTCTTCACTAACTCCTCTTGCTACGTCAACAGTCATTACATAATCATGCTCCTTAACAACATCACTGTATACATCTAATCCAGCACTTGTTGTTTTTGGATTCTCATAAACAAGAGTTCTTAATTTAGATGGTGCAATAAGAGTATCAACAGATCCTAAAAACTCACATTCAAACTCAATCTTAAACTGCTGTTCAGATGTGTTAGCAATAGTTTGTTTTTTCCAAGCAGCATCTCTACCTGGAACTTGAGACCAATGAA